CTTATGATATTAATGGTAATAGATTAGAAGGTAGATATACTCCTGTTTATAGTGGTTTATATTATGGAGTTGGGAATAATTCATCAAATGGTGTCTGGAATATTTTACAACCAGATAATGTTACTTTTACTAATTTATTTCAAAACCATTGGTTGAACACATCAGTTACTACTCAAAGTAGAGGTGAAAATTATGCTAAAATAGAACCGATACACATCGATACTTCTTTTGTTCCACTTAATGGGAATTTATATCCAAATCCATTAATACATGATAATAGTGATTTTATTGGATCTTTTTATAAAAATACAGCACCTTCTGATAAGTATTTATTTGATGATCCTAACGCTCTTATAGGTGCTTCCGGAAGTATATCTTATACTGGTGGTAAATATAACACTACTGGTGGAAGAGGATTTGCATATGATGCTAGAATGTTTACTTATACAAACATTGATAGATGGGATTATGCTGATTTGGTTCCAGTTTTTGCTACAAATTCAAGCAACGGTAATGTACAAGTTGGTAGATGTACTTTCTGGTATGATAGTGCTACATCTCAATTATTTGCATTGAAGGATCCGGATAATACTGATAATTCGAGTTCTAATAACGGCACTAATTGGAATCCATCTATAAATCAATTAAAGAGAGGTGATAGTGTTGTTGTTTATAAATTAAATAGTGGTAATCCATTTGTGCGTGGTAATAAGATTATTGTTGGTGATAGTGAAAAATTAACATTTTCATCAACTGATACAGCTTCAACCCCTATTGCATTGATAGTTGATAGAGTTGTTGGTAATAGAATATACTTCTTTAATAGTTTTAAAGAGGGTGCATTATTTACAAATTTAGAATACCCTGGTCCTCTTACCGAATCTGATTTTATATCAACTGATTTTTTAAGTGGTGGTGATTTCATGATTGGTACTATGTCTAAGACATTGAGTAAGAGTGATCTTAATACTTTGCAATTTGTAACAGTAAATGGGAATATTCAATTGAAGAAATATACTAACGATAGTATACAACTTCCGAATTTGGAAGTTAAAATTGGTAGCGCTACTGGTACAATCGCGTTTACTGCAAGTGTGACTATTATAGGTGCTTCTGGTTCTACGGTTTCTATTGGTGGTAGTGATTTCTCAATTTCGATTAACCTTCCTAGATTTCATCCAATTGGTCTTACAGCTGGTACAACATTTGTTATTGGATCTCAAAGTTTTAATCAAACTGCTAACAATAAGTTTTTAGGTACTGCTAGTTCGGATCTAAGGTTTAAAATAAATGGATTAACTTCATCAGCAACAGCTCCGGCTATTAATAGATATACATTGGAAGAACTAAATCATAGTCTTTTCGATTATAAAGTTACTTATGATGGTGCTGGTAAATTAAGATATACATTCTTAAATACTGATAATACACCAAATCCTAATAATCCTAGAATTTATAGAAGACATAAAATGTTTAATAAGTTGGTAGCATTATTAAATAGTCCTGATATTGCTAAAAGAGTTATGGTTTTGAATCCAGATTCTCAAAATGCTAAGGTTAGTATGGCTGGTATGAGTGTTTCTAATATTGTTACTTCTATCACACAAAACAAATCATTTGTTTTAAATACAAACTTACCTAACTCTGAGATTGTTAAGAGTAGATGGGAAAAAGTTTTACAAGGTTTCTTGTGTATTTATACTGTTGATGATGAAGTTATTTTAGGACCAAATGGTATGGACACTAGAATGATTGGACTTACTGCGAGTGTGACAGAAATTGATCCAGCTAAAGGTGATGGTATAGGTGTTGTTTCTAAATATTCTGAACTTTATCAACAATATCAAAATGGTTATATTAATAATGGTGACTATTTCCAAAATAACAGAATTCCAAAAGATGTTTATACTTCAAAAGAAGGATATACAGTTACTTTCTTCGATGGTGAGGAATTGAATTCTATAACTGGATTGAACACTGGGGATAAAACTTTATTTGCTGGATTTAATTATATAATGTTTACAGCTTCGTTTGCTAATGGTGTTGATAATAAATTTAATGATCCTAAGTTACAATCAGGTGATGTTATAACTGTTAAGCAGTCTTTATCAAATAGATTCACACTTACTATAATTGGTGATAATATGGTTTCTGAGACAGCTGGTTCATCAACTAAATTCACATTTGCTAATGGATCTATCTTAAATACGAGTGGAGTTACTACATATATCTACAAAGTGGTGCAGGAAGTTTCTTATGAGAAAGTATTCGGAGTTAAAGATCTATTGGATAGTAGAGTTGCTGCTGGATATAATTATCTTAATATGTTTTTAGAGACAAAAACTGAAACTGATACTTCTGGTAATGTATATGTTGTTGATAATGGTTTGAGTGTTAGATTTAAAACTAATTATTCATTACAAATTCCATCCGCACCTCTTAGAACTCAAATCACAGGAATAGATGGATTAGAACCATTGAATAAATTCTATGTTACTTCACAAAGTTCAAATTATAAACAATCTTTAGAAATTGAGAATTTACCAATAGGAACTACTGATCCAGAATTGGTTGATGAAGATGGAAATTGGGCAAACCCAAATAAAGTATTAGTTGATAATATCAGATACTCTGAGTTGAGAGTTGGTGATTACTTATTAAGTGGGGCTCCAACTTCAACACAAAGAGCTTTAACTAGAATTATTGATAAGAGAATCTATAAAGGTAATGATAAATTAGCATTGATAACTTGTTCTGATCCAATTAGAAGAATTGCTTTCAAATCTTCAGTAAATTCTAAAGCTGATTTACAAACTTATTTGTATAAATCTGTGGATAATTACACATATGCTTATAATGCTTTAGTTTTCAATGGATTTAAATTGAGACCGGCTTCTTTACCAGATGGTACAGAAACAACTCAAAATAATATTTTAAATATTGTTGGAAAAGGAACACCATTATTTAGAGCTTTAACTAATAAGGAGGCTATTGATTATAGATATTTGGTTGATTCATTTGGATTAGGATTAAGAGAAAAATCTAAACAACAATTAGCTGATATTTGTGGATCTAGAAAAGATATATTTGGTTTCTTAAATATGCCTTCTGTTAGATCATTTAAACAATCATCATCTCCTAGTTTCATAGATGCTAATGGTGATTTAGTTGTTGAGTTTATCGCAAAAGGATCTAATCCTGATAAAGCAGCTTCATTCACATATACATTTGCAGATGGTGATGGTTCTACTTGTGTTGGATATTTTACTCCTTATATACAAGTTGATGATAATGGTAGACCACTTATGATGCCACCATCAGCACACGTTGCAACAACTTATATGAGAAAACACACATCTAATTTAGGTGGTATTACTCCTTGGACAATTGCAGCTGGTGTTACTAATGGTAGAATTACTAATATCGTTGGATTAGAACATAATTATACTAATGAGGATATCGAGTTCTTAAATGGGGCTCAAATGAACCCTATCGTGTTCAAAAGAAATAGAGGAAATGTGATCGAGACTGAGAATACAGCTCAAACACTTTACAACTCAGCTCTTTCTTATATCCACGTTAGAGAGGTGTTGATTGAATTGGAAAGAGAATTATCAAGAATGTTATTAGACTTCCAATGGCAGTATAACACACCAGAAATCAGAGCTGAAATTAAACTTAGAGCTGATGTTATCTGTGAAACTTATGTTAACAGAAATGGTTTATATAACTACTTTAATAAAATGGATGATGAAAATAACACATCAGAAATAATAGATAATCAAATTGGTGTATTAGACACTTATGTTGAACCCATTCGTGGTATGGGTATCATTGTTAACAATGTTACAATACTTAGAACTGGAGCTATTGATGCTGGTGGATTTATGTAATCTAAACCTTTAAAAATATAAAAAGAGAAGTCTATGACTTCTCTTTTTTTGTTAAACAATAATAGGAGTATTTAATATATATTAAAAAACAATTTTTATTATGAATTTAGAAATTTTTAAAAATAGTGACCCATCTGGTAGAACGATTGGGTTTATAAAAGTGAAAACATCCATTGATAATCCCAGGTGTCAATCCTATTTTTCATTTTTTAATTTCGAAGTTGGGTGGTTTAAATAACATGATTGATAGTCATGCTTGTGATATTGTTGAAGTTTGCAAAAATGATTCAGATGTTTTTCTAGATAAAAATCATCTTAATGGTCGGTCAAAATCATCGGTTAGAATATCTTTAAAATTAAAAAATGATATAGTTTCTATTATGACTTTTAAAAAAAATGGTAATGGGTGGAGATTAGATCGTTTCTGTGATAAAAATTATACAAACGTAATAAATTCTTTTAATAAAATATTAAATTTCTTTATAGAAAAATATAATCCAATTTTTATATTATCTTATTCTGATAATATGATTTCTGATGAAAATATTTATCTTAAATTTGGATTTAAGTGTGATTTGGAAATTACACCTACATATACTTTACTCGTTAATAAAAAAAGAACACATCGACTATCTGTTAAGGATATAGACAATTATCCTAAAATATGGAATGCTGGTAATAAAAAATGGATTTTAAGAACTTAAAAAATAAAGGATTTTTTAAGTTTTAATATTTTAATAAAAAAAAATAGATAATATATAGAATTATGAGATATTTAGAATTAAAGTACAGTGGTAAAACATACACGGTTGAAGGTGAAATTAATGATATTTTAGAGAGATTAGGATTTAATTGGTTAATTGATTCTGAGGTTAGAAATGCTAAAATAGAAATAAAAAGGGGTACTTTAATTTGGCATGGCGGTATTTTTATAAGTGGAGATTGGCATTATGGAATCTTTAAAGATGGAGAATTTAATGGTAATTGGGAGTCAGGTATTTTTGAAAGGGGTTTAAAAAGTGGAGAATTAGTGAGTGGTATTGATTTATCAACTCATCTATCATAAAAAATAAAAAATCACTATGAAACGCAGAAAAATCGATGTTAAATCATTATCGAAAGAAATTTATAATAGTGGAAAAATCAGAGTTTTACACGAAGATTCAGACTACTATTTTGAGGTTGGAAAAGAAGTAACCACGGATTTAGCAGAGGCGACGGCAATTTTAATGAGAAGTGTTGATGTAAATGATGAAATTTGGAATTTAAAAATAGACCGTATAGATTATGAAAAAATAGAACCATCCAGATGTCTTTTTTGGTTATCTGGTGGGAGATTAGAATGGGATAATTTAGAGAATTATAATAGACCGTGGGGTTTTTACCATTTGGATTATCAAGAAGAATTTGGATTCTTAATAATATCATTATTGGAGAAATCTAAAACATTAGGTGATTTGAGAGATTACTTTAATAGACATTTGAATCTTCCAATACTTTATGAGTTTGCTTTAAGTAAAAATATGATATAATATATAAAAACTCACCAAATGGTGAGTTTTTTATTTAATATATAGAATATGGAAAATAAAAGAGTGTGTAGTAATCCTTGGTGTAAAGGAACATTTAGTTATTCAGAAGATGTTGAAGAAATACCAATTATTTGTCCAAAGTGTAAATCATTTGAAACAGAGTTGAGTGGTGGTGTAACTTGGAAGGATAAAACGTATGAGGGATCTAGATGGGATGGTCCACATCAAATTTCCTATAAAATAAAAAAATATTTCTAATGATAGCTCATTTTTTCGATTTAGATACAATTTTAAGGGTTGATAATAAAGTTTGGATTATAGATATTAAAAATCCTAAAATTCCTATTTATAAATTAGACCAATCCGATTATACCCTTATAAAAAGAGGTATATGGAAAGATAGGGGGGAAAGATTTAACTTTAATGGTGATAATTATTGGCTTCCTCAAGAAATATCTGACAATTTAAAAATTAAATGTAAAAATCTTAAAATTGATACATTTAATTTAACTTTTTCTATGCAGGAGTTTTTCAACTCTGAGGTTATTGGTGATTTAGATTATGAATTGGATTTTGATTTATTATATCCAATTAAAAATACAACGGATCATATTTATTTAATATGTTCCAAAAATAATAAAAAAAACTATGATCTTATATTGAAAAAGATAGAAAATAAGTTTTTAGATTTTGGGTTGGGGATAAAAGAAATATATTATCTATCCGAGACATTTTTTAATAGAAAAAATGATAAGATAATTTATAATAAGGCAAAATTATTATTACAATTTTTAATTGGATTAAAGACAGAATCTGATAAATTTACGGATAATGAGATAACAAAATATGATGTAGTTAACTATTATGATGATGATATTGAAAATGTAAATATTAATATTAATGATTTTTTAAAATATTTATATGATAATACAGAGGATGATTTTATCAAAAGAAAAGTAAGTAATATCGTTAAGTCATCTGATAATATAGTTAATATTAATTATGTTAGTTCAAACAAATTAAAAAGAACACAATCAAAAAAAATAATATTGGAGCTTAGTAATATAATTAAGACATTTGAATCATTTAAAAAAAAATAACCACATATTAAGTGGTTATTTTTTTTTATCTTCTTTATTTAACATTGCTTGTTTTATTAAATCATTTAATTTCTTATTATCCATTATCTCACCATCTTCTTTCGATTTTTTACTTTTATCTTCTACGACCTCTTCTTTTGTTGGTTCACTTTCAATATCATCATATCCTAAGTCTTTTCTTAGTGTCTTATAAAACTTTTCTAATTCTGTTCTTTGCCCACTTAAAAATTTAGCATTCTCTCTGATTTGGCCTATGGTTTGATTTACAACCTCATGCATTCTAGCTGAATTATCGCCATTATCAACTTGTCTTAATTGATTAAGAAAGTTTTTTCTAGTCATTTTTGCTAAAAATAAACCTTCTGCGTAAACCATGGCATCTTCTTTCATTTTATTTGCAATATAAGAGTGTTCCTTTAACTTTGGAACATCACCTAAGTAAAGATCTACCAATGATTCTAAAACGCTTGTAGATTGATCGTTTACACTCATTAGATCTGATTCATAATCATATATGGCAATCTCACCTAAATCTGGTAAGTCTTCTGGTTTTGCTAAATGCATTGATAAATCAAAATTAATAGATTCTGATTGTATCTGTTCAAACTCATCTTTTATTCTATTTCTTTCTTTATCTGATTTCGACATCTTTAGTTTTTATTTTTTCTTTTTCTAAAAAATTCTTAATAATTCGATCCATTAACTTCGACTTATTTATATAATTCGAATCACACCATTCTTCGAATTCTTTATAAGTTTCAATATCAATGGAAAATCCAACTTTAATCTTTTTTATCCCCCTTTTCATAATGTATATATAATTTCTAAAAAATGTATTTTTTCCACTTTTTCCATTTTATATATAATAAAAAAAATATTATAAAATGGCTAAACAGAAACTAGAAGAAGAAGAAAGACAAATGGTCTTTACTACTAAACTTGTTGATGAGGCTACTGATAAATTAAATGATGGTGTTGTCTTAAAGCGTTATCAAAATCCTTGGTTAAAGGGTGAGGTTGGTATTAAACGGTCTGGTGTTTCGTTTCGAATGAGCTCTGATGAGCAACAGGAATATGTTAGATGTGCTCTAGATGTTCATTATTTTACCGAAAAATATTGTAAAACTAAAAGAGAAGATGGTAGTATTGGATCGATACAATTGAGAGATTATCAAGAGGAAATAATGGATAATTTCGTTCAAAATAGATTTAATATCTTAATGTGTAGTCGCCAGACCGGTAAGACAATATCATCTTCAATATTTATATTACACACAATACTTTTCAATAATGATAAAAACGTCATGATTGTTGCTAACAAAGGAGATACTGCAGTTGAGATTGTTGATAAGGTAAAATCGATATATACTTTACTCCCTTTTTTTCTTAAGCCTGGTGTAAAAATATGGAATCAAAAATCTTTAACATTTGAAAATGGTTGTAGAATAAAAACGTCTGCTAGATCTAAAACACCGGCCATTGGTCATACTATAGATTTATTATATTTAGATGAGTTTGCTCATATTCCATCAAATATTATTGAACCATATTATACAGCTGCCTTTCCAACAGTTTCAGCTGTTCAAAATTCAAAGATTATTATATCATCTACTCCAAATGGTATGAATTTATTTCATAA